TGGATGACACCTTGGTGTCTCCCTCCTACCGCATACTCAGTATGTCTACTGAGTCATAAAGTAGGTAGCACTCGGTTAAACCCGAGTACCGCGCATGGTACCTAACGTATCACCGTGAAGGCTAATACGGTTGGTACCACCCTCGTTTGATGTCGACTACGAGGGGGCGTCCTGAACGCTCCAAATGGTCTTCATCAGCGATTGGCATGTCGCTTCTACTACTGAACCATTTGAGTAGAGCGGCTGATCCGTCCAGTTTGTTAACTGGTATGATCGACCTAGGTACGTATCCCTTAACCAAGGGGACTTGGTACCTGCCACCCACACGTGAATATTCATATCCACAGAATGAGTGGCGCCCTAACACAGGAGAGGTCTCGGCCACAACCGGGTAATCCTTAAGGATCCCGGATATGAACGAGTCCAACCACTTCGTGGTTTGCCACAAACCGGACTTAAACATCTGGTTTGCGGATTCAACCCACGAAATTAGTTCCTGGGCGTCCTCCCGTAGTTCGGGAGCTAACGTACGGATTCTGACGATTGAAACGTCATGGCCGTCGTAGTACTCCTTCCCGCAAGATTCTCTGAACTTTCCAGTCCAGAAACTCTTACGCCGATTCACTTTAAGTCCAAAGGACTCAAGTGTCTCAACTACGGAATTCACGTAGTCCACGGGGACGACAATGTCATCCCCGAAGACGCGCACACGCCCGACGAACCTATATAGGTCCGACTGGCGAAGCGGTCGCATTAGCTCTTTCTGTATCCCTAGAAAGACCATCGTCAAAAAGACAATGGCCTCGATCGGGAACGTGAGAGCTGAACCCATAGACGCGTATTTGGATATTGGGATAATCCCAATACCCTCTACGTCAGCCTTCGTCGACCTAACAGCCATCAATCCCCGGAACAAATCCGGGAACCGATTGCAAAGGTCTTCTACATGCTGACAAGAGACACGATCGGATGCTTCGCTCAAATCGAGCGTAGCGAGTTCTCCAGTAATGGAGCCCTCACAAGCCAAACGCTGATTAGGCGTCTGGTCCGTGAATCCGATAAAGGCGTTGAGGAGGTTATCCCTCTCAACCAATTCGTACAAGCGATTCTGAAGAGCTTTCTGCATAAACATATTTGCAGTAGGCTCAATCGCAATGATACGAGGTGTCTTTTGCGTTTTAGGTACAGCGATAACCCTTACGGGTATCTCTGCATCGGGTTCTGCGAAGTCCATCTCATCCAAATCACTCATAAAAGAGTAATTTGGAATTAGGAAGTCGACCGGGTGGAAGACTTCCTTGAGACGCTTGGGCCAGTAATTCATGCGCCACTTCTGATTACCTTTAAGGCGATCAGCAGTGGCACCTGGCCCGTGGACCGGTACTAGATCCGGGTCATGTCCTCCAACGTAGCGTTGGGGTTCTTGGTACGGAAACGGTAGCCCTTCAGGGCCGCCGCTTCGTCCAAGATGACCTGGAACTGGGTCGAAGCCATAGGCTCCGACAGCTGAAGCAAGAGTCGTTCGCCCGAAAGCGGATAGCTCAAGCTCAGCAAGTACTGATCCAGCAAGCAGGGTACCCACAGTTCGGAAACGAGCTCGATCGAGATCGTGCTCGCCTCCGCAACGGTGAAGGTCCCCTTCTCGGACTTCGCGATCACACTGGACATATCCAAGCATCGCTGCATGTTTCTTCTCCTTTGTTGGGAGGATGAACAACTTGCTGTAAATCAACGTAAGTTGACGTACAGCTTGTATTGCATCGATATCTGGATTGTCCAGAATACGACCGCTACTTGAGTTGAACACCCGATTGAGGAAACCCGAAAGAAACTTCGGGAGACCAGCACTCCATGAAAATCCTTGGAATGCCTGTCGATCTACCTGTCCGGTTTCGAGACTTCTTTCGAAGTCCTTACCGAACTGAGGAAGGGTAATCGTCAAAAACGACAACCCTTCGTGTTCAACTCGACGTTCGACCGTTTTTAGGTCGAACGCTGTGCTCGTGTGACATCGATCTCCTAGCTCTGCTAGGAGAACTTTCCAGAGCATCATGAGGCTTTTCAGTACTTCCCTCCTATATAGTTGGGTAATGTACTCCCGAGCCACATGCTGGGCCTTCACTACTCACCTGTCAAACCAAAAGCGACAGGTCACTCATCAAAGCTATCCCAATCTTGGCCAATAAAGACCAAGAACAACAGGATGCTTTGTACAAATATGAGTGTGAGTAGCACTACATCAAGACGATCCCGGAAAGTAGTACCCGGGGTATCATCAATGGCATACAGGAAGCAGAAAAGAGCGTAGAAGAATAACCACGCTCCTCCTGCTAAACGAGTCCAGGGGATATTTCTAGCCCTTAGGACTCGCCTCCCAGTAGCTTATTGATCAGCGCGTCCGTGCTAGCCGTCATGGCACCCTTCAGGGCGCTGTAGACGGCGAGCTCCTCGGCGTTCGTGAACCCCGTAGTGGGGAGATCGAACACCAGGTAGGCCGCCATGTTCTTCTGGACATTAGTTGCCGGAAGGAACACGTCTGCTGAGATCTTGGTGTAGTCGAGTCGCAGTAGCCGGCGCGTCCTCTTCGAATAGAGGTTGGACGCGGTCAGCTTCGTCAGCCCGTCAGCCGATTGGTAAATCGACTTGCCGTCTCCCGTGCTTACGCGCGGAAGCGACACGGTCGCCGAAATTGGCGCCGGATAGGTGACAGACTGCGGATCGGAAAACGACATATGGCAATGCTCCTAATTGGTGTTTGGTTCACAGTTAACTGCGTGAGCTAACTCCGGGACAACCCCAGAGCAGCAAGGATCGACAACCTGAAGGGACTAAGTCCTCCAAGGTCAATGCCGAATCCATAAGGGGTTGCTTTCACACGTACCTTCGTCTCAGTGACGAAAGTAACGTCTGAAACTGGCTGAGCATCTCCCGAGACATCTCGGGCGCCAACCAGGCTGTAGGTATCCCTAATGATGGAATGTTCCATCTGATACCCCCAGCGCATTACCAGACCGTCGATATGAAAGGCACTCCAATTCGAGATAACATCTCCCGCATTGGAAAACCAATCAACGGCCCAGGTCCACGGTGTTACCTGCCAGAGAACATCTGGTGTTGGATTCAATCCTAGCTGTTGAGCCAGGATTGCGTAGTCGCTCATCCGCTTACTTCCGAATATTTCACTCGGAAAGTAATAGGTAAAGCAACCACTAAACCAACGTCTCCGCTCGACCCTTGTCGTGCGGAACAAGTAACCCGTACTAGACGAACCTCCAGACCACATATTGGAACCACCTATGCCCGTGTAAGGGCGTGCGGTGGTGGACAATAGTGATTCTTTGGTCGTCCGTTCTGTCTCGAACTCGAAGGATCGACGCATGTTCTTCCCGATACCCTGTTTGTAACGTTTTATAACGTCACTTGCAGAGCTGACACCGTAGGCAAAGCCTGCGATGTCATTAGCGAGAGGCATGTAGCCAAACTCAACGTTTAGGTATTCGCCACCAGCCGCATGTGCGGCTGAGGCGCGTTCCTTCCACGTTTGAGCTCCAACCAGGTGGGGTAAACCCTCCCTTCGGAGCTCAGTGAGAGCGGCAGTCAATCCCGAGACCGGGTTCGTGGGCTTTACCCTACTAATCGCCGTTGTTCCCAAGGCTTCCAACTCAGTCTGTGAAGACCGAGCTGATATGCCAGAAGGAAACGCGGGAAACGATAGCGGGGACGTCGCGAGAGCAAACTGGTACCCGGAATAACCGAGTCCCAGAGTGTTGGGAATCTGAACCACCGATTTATTTCTCGGTGGAGCATGTTCCACATATCTCTTCTGGGTGAAGAAACTTCCACCCAGATCCGACTTCCCAATCCGCTTCGATGAGTAGATTGGGTGACCCACAGAGTCCGTAGTTTGGACCCCAGCGTACTTGAACGGAGCAGTCGCATTACTGCGAGTGCCCGCTCGGTCGAACACCCTCGTAGATAGCGTATAGGACCGCGGAAATATACTGCGCGTCCTATGGCCATCTGAGGGTGCAGACGGTAGTTTGCTGGTATGAGACAGAGGATCTCCTTTGGATAGTGATGGGCATTCCCCATCCGGTGTTACACTGTGCTTGCCAGCACCCATATTGGGTGCTG